TTGCTACATCATTAAACGATGAGCTAGACAGCCTAACCATCTTTACCCAACAAAACTTAGAACAATCTAACCGATCACTACGTGCGCCTAATACTGATCCAACTACCATTAATATGGAGTTGCCTGATAATGCAACACGAGCAAACAAAACCTTAGCATTCGATGCCAGTGGTAATCCTGTTATTGGTGAGTTGATTGGTGACTATCGTGGTGATTGGGCAGCAGGTAGATCATACAACAAACGTGACTTAGTAAAAGATACCTCTACTAATAATATATTTATGGCTAACACTGCTCATACATCGAGTGGTTCACAACCATTAACAACCAATACGGATGCAGCTAAGTGGGATTTAATTGTAGATGCTGCTACTGCTACTACGAGTGCTACGGCTGCTGCAACCAGTGCAACCGCTGCGGCTACCAGTGCGACTGCTGCTGAAACCGCAGAGACTAATGCCGAGACTGCTGAGACTAATGCCGCAGCTAGCGCAAGTGCCGCATCGACATCAGCAACTAATGCAGCTACCAGTGAATCGAATGCAGCAAGTAGTGCATCCACAGCTAGTACCGCAGCAACTAACGCAGGCACATCAGAAACCAATGCAGCAAGCAGTGCTTCAGCTGCTTCAACATCTGCATCATCCGCCTCAACATCAGCATCAACTGCTACCACACAAGCAAGCAATGCTAGTACATCGGCAAGTAGTGCAAGCACATCAGCGACAACGGCTACGACACAGGCAAGTAATGCAAGCACATCGGCTTCAGCTGCCTCAACATCCGCAAGTAATGCAAGCACATCTGCTAGTGCGGCTGCAACCAGTGCAACAACAGCAGCTACTGAAGCAACCAATGCCGCGGCTAGTGCAACAAGCGCTGCTGATAGCTTTGATAGTTTTGATGATCGTTACCTTGGAGCTAAGTCTTCTGCCCCAACGACAGACAATGATGGAAATGCTTTAATAACTGGAGCATTGTATTGGAACTCCACAACTGACAAACTATTTATTTGGACAGGATCAGCATGGAACCCAGCGGCTTTTGATACGACTGGAGCTGTATTGTCATTCAATAGTAGAACAGGTGCAGTCACATTAACAAGCTCTGATGTAACAGATGCCTTAACCTATACTCCACTTTCCCCAGCAAATAACTTAAGTGATGTCACTACTGCTGGTACTGCAAGAACTAATTTAGGATTAGCAATTGGAACGAATGTTCAAGCATGGGATGCACAGTTAGATGACCTTGCTGCTATAGCAGTAACCGATAGTAACTTTATTGTTGGTAATGGTGCAAACTGGGTAGCAGAAACAGGTGCTACAGCAAGAACTTCCTTGGGAGTTGGAACAGGTAGTGACGTACAGTTTAACTCTATTGGAGCAGGTACTGCTGGATCAGGAACTACTGGTGAGATTAGAGCAACCAATGATGTAGTTGCATACTACTCAGATGATCGATTAAAGATTAAGAAAGGTAATATTGAAAATGCTTTAGATAAAGTTATGACGTTAAATGGGTTCCATTACACAGCAAATGAACTAGCTGAAAGCTTAGGCTACGAAGTTAAACCTGAGATTGGTGTATCTGCACAAGAAGTACAAAAAATTCTACCTGAGATTGTAGTCCCAGCACCAATTGATGAAAATTATTTAACTGTACATTACCATAAATTAGTTCCATTACTTATTGAGTCAATCAAAGAATTAAAGCAGGAACTAGATGCACACATAGAGCATTCAAGAAGGAAGCAATAAATGGCATTACCTGGTTCTGGAGTATTAGGTGTCTCTGACATTGTTGATGAGTTTGGTGGATCAGCTCCACATGGCTTAAGTGAATACTATCGTGGTGGAGGATTAGTATCCGACAGTCCATCTAACACAGGAGTTCCAACATCAGGGACTATAGCTATTGGTGATTTTTATGGTGCTGCTTCAGCAGTTTTACTTAATATTACCATAGCATCTAACACTAACAACTACGATTTATATACTGCTGTATCTGCAAACCCAGCATACGTTCCTGGAGCTACTACTATCACAGCAACTATTAACTCTGGAGTTACTGTAGGATCAACCTCATCAGGGACTTATGCTTTTTCTGTTCCTAGTGCCTTTGGTGCAGGCGATATTATTACTGTAGTTAATAATGGAACTGTATTAGGTGCAGGGGGTAGTGGTGGTAACGGTGTAGCACCAGGAACTGGTCCTGGAGTTCAGCCACCAGGTAATCCAGGTGGTAATGCGGTTTACGTGAATAGACCAACAACCATTAATAATGCAGGCACGTTAGCTGGTGCAGGTGGTGGTGGTGGATCATCTGGGTCTGCTATAGTTCAGGGTGGCCTTACTCCTAAAGGCGCACCTCTTAGAGGCTACTATGGAGGTGCAGGTGGTGGTGGTGGTGCAGGAGTTAATCCTGGTGCAGGTGGTGGTGGTTCGGCACCTGGCCCAGCCCCAGGATCTTCTGGGTCTAGCACTGCTGGTGGAGCTGGTGGCGGACGATATACTGGCTCGCCTGGCAGCTGGTACAGAGGAGCAGGAGGAACTGGTGGTGCTAGAGGAGCAAATGGTGCTGCAGGAGAGCCTCAGGGACCTGCTGGTCCTACTACCCCAACAGAACAGTGGCCTCCAGGGGGAGGCGGTACAGCAGGAAGATACATGACTGGTAATCCATTCGTTACTTGGAGTGCTACAGGAACAAGACAAGGTGGAGTTAGCTAATTAAAGGAAACTTATGAATACTATTAAAATGAAGATTAAGAAATATGATGAAGAAAGCAATTCTATAATTGTTTGCTTTTCTTCAGATGAAACGGCAACAGACAATCCTGACAATTATACTGAGTATGCTTTTCAACCCACAGAGATGTACCCAGATATTACTGACATGGAAATGCTAAAGAAACGTATTGCAGAACAAGGTATTGCTTTAGCTAATCAACAAAAAGCAAAGGAAGATGCAAAACAAAACACGACTATGATCAACGCATGGAAAGCTGTAGTGGGACAGACGTTTGAGTATAGTGTAAATGATATTATAAATTCTCATTCCGAGCTTGAAGTCACCTATGTTAATGAGGTACAAATACCATGAGGATAATGCAACACATAAGTTGTCGAGGATTCAGTATATGTTTTGGTAGAGTTGGACCGAACGGCATAGTAAGGCATCCAAACTCTATGCCAAACAATACGCAAAATCAATTCTATTTAGTTGAAGGCTCTGTCCATGTAACGGATGGAACATTAAATGAGATGGATTTACCCGTAAAGCAATGGCAAGACTTAAGCTCTTTTAAAAATTCATCAAGATTAACATATACTGTTGGGCCTAATGGATGCTCTTGGGTTCTTATATTACCTCAACCAAACGACAAAGAATATGATGTAGAAATGATTGAGTCTGATGGCGTAGTGCCTCAGCAAGACAATTCATTCTTATTAATTACTGAAGGTGAGGAAGTTACCTTTAACGGATTACAAACAAAACAATTGAATTATGCTATGCTTACAAAAGATATCAACGTAGTAAGAAATGGTGGAGTAGTTGCCAAATTTACTGAGAGGTAAGCAATGCAAGATAACGTATTATTAATTCCTAGGATTATTCCTAAAGAGTTTTGCCAATATTTAACTCATGCCTTAATGAGAAACGTAGATTTAGGAACAGAGCATACCGATTCACAAGTGCCTGACTCCAAAACATTACTAACACATGAACTGCTGTTTGAAACATTACAAGAAAGATTGTGGCCTAGAATTGAAAATGCTGTTGGAGAAGAGTTAATCCCAACATACTCTTATGCAAGACTGTATGTTAATGGGAATAAATTAGAGCCTCATACTGATAGACCTGCCTGTGAGGTTAGCGTGACTATCCAGCTAGGGCGTTCTCATCATTACTCATACCCTATATATATGGGTGGAAAAAGAATTGACTTAGCTGAAGGCGATGCTGTTATCTATCCAGGAATGGATATTGAGCATTGGAGAGAAGAGTGCAATGGTCCTGAAGAGTATTACTCTGGTCAAGTATTTATGCACTTTGTTAAGAAGCATGGCAGTCATACTGATGAAGCAGGGGACAAAAAAACTAGAGATAATTACTCGTACGCTAGGAATAGAACTGCACTGATGGAATCTAAATGATACAGGTTCCTTATAAGAATAATGTAGGTAAAGATTACTATGCTTACTGGGAGAATTTTTTAACCGATGAAGATATGAACTTTTTACTTCATCATCCTTCATGGGATGCACAACAAGATGCTATGGTTGGACAAACAAATGATAGAGGTAGTGTCAATAAAGACATCAGGCGAACAAAGGTAGGGTGGTTAAATTTTGACCAACAAAATCTACATATATGGAACAAAGTATCTAGAATATTCGCGGAAGTTAATTCAAGATTCTTCCATGCACACGTCACTGGATGTTATGAGTATATGCAACTGACTGCATATTACGGACAAGAGAATGGTAAGTATGACTGGCATATGGATATGTGTCCACAAGATGTATCGATTCCACGCAAGCTTGCTATGGTATTGATGCTATCTGATAACTCTGAGTATGAAGGCGGTGAGTTTCAAATTAAAGTTGGTGAAAAGAATGAAGTGCTTGAGACAAAGAAAGGGCGAGCGTGGTTTATGCCGTCATATATTTTGCATCGAGTGACTCCAATAACAAAAGGTGTTCGCAAGACTGCTGTAGTATGGGCAGGCGGAGATCAGTGGAAGTAAATGATTGTAGTTAAGGATAATGTATTACCTTTAGGATCAGTCAACGAGACATTGTGTTTGATTTACGATGCAGATAGTTCGTTTCATTGGGCAGATAAGGATAAATTTTTTCCTTTTTTAATGCCATTGATACATAGTGCTAGTCAGCATTTTGATCTAAGCCAAGCCACTGGGTACGAGTGGTGGGCAAGAGGTAATGATGAGACAAAAGATGTAGTAACAAGATGGCACTTGGATAAAGACGAGGATTTGTATGACAATACTAGGCAGCTTAGGCTTCCATTATGTAGCATTATATATTATCCATTGGCAGCTAATTTGAATCATGGTGAATTTTTAACGGAAGATATTATGATTAAACCTAAGTCAAATAGGGCAGTCTTTATGAGTAGCGATACAATACATACCTTTGCTCAATTTACAGGTGAGCGTTGGTCTTTTATAATTAATGTATGGAATTAATATGTCACCACACGAAGAACTGGTAGCTCATGAGAAGCTTTGTGCAGAAAGATATTCTTCACTACACTATAGGCTTGATCGTTTAGAGTCTATGATTAACAAACTCATCTGGGGTTGCATGACAGGCTTCGGTGCTATCGTGGTCGCAGTTGTGGTAAACAATATATGAAAGAGACTACAGTCATTGTATGCTTTGCATTGGTATTAGTATGGAGTTATTGCTATGCAATCATTGTTCACGCGTAAGATTTTTTTAGCAATAATCACACTATTAGCAGTGCTGCCTATCAGC